GGTTTGTTTCTTCGACTATTGGCGTTGTATAACTCGATAAATTAAGTACGTGGTAATTATTCATAAATTATAAATTCGTTGTTTGATGTGTGCGAAACATATTGCCCGTTATTTACCGAGAATGTCGCTAAAGGTTGATTAGTACAAAATGCTTTTTCTAAAAGTAATCTATCGCCATTCGTGTCTTGTAATTCAATCATATAAAACCTATTTTCCGTAAGGTTAAAAATGGCTTCGATTTGATAAAAATAACTTGACGCACCTTGTGAAATAATTGGAACGTTTGTAGTTACGTTTTCGGCTTCGTCCGTAATTAACAAATCCGTAATCGTTCCCGTTCGTGGTGTACAATTAAAGGTTTGACTTGTAATATTATTTGTAGTTAAAACTATCATATAGATATAATTAGATTTTCGTGTTTTTGTTTCATAAAAAAAGGGTTACACGAATGCAACCCCCTTTTAGTTTTAACCAATAAAACGTCTTTTATACCGTAATAACTGCGTTATTCAACAAAGTTGCTAAACCAGCTTCGGTAGTACAATCTAAGAAATTTGCGGGTACTGCCTCTTGACCCGTGAAAGTCAAAGAATATCCGTTCATATCACCCAAGTTTGTACCATTTCCGATAGTTCCAGCCGTTACGTCCATACCTCTTTCAAGTCCTGCAATAAAGAATTGATTTGCGTTTGTGCGAACAATAATGTTTGGTCTTCCGTAAGTAAGTAACTTTACTTCTTTATGCGTTTGAACGTCTTGTTTCTTCAACGTAACCGCCAAAACTTGTTCAAAGAAAGTAGTTCCGTTTTCACGTGAACTTGTAATTGTAGTTTCAAAAGAGTTTGTTCCCTTTAGTTCAAATTTGTAAATCGGTGTTCCAGCAGTAGTTAAAGCAATAGCCGAAATTTCGTCTGTTCCAACATTATAGGTAACGTCCGTTGTTGGGTCGTATTCGCCGTAGTTTAATATATAGATTGCTTGTAAACCGCCGACTACGTCTTTACATTGCTCCAATCTACCGTGTGTAATATCACAACTCATTGTTTATATTTTTAGTATTGTTTATAATAAGGGGTGGTTGCCCACCCCGTTAAATGATTATCCGTAAACTACGATGTCTTCAATTACTCCGTAAGTTGCTCCAGCAGCCATTCGCATAATAACACGAACGTTTTGGCTTCCGTCAATATCCGACATATCAATAACACGTACTTCTTGAGTGTCGCTCAAAAGTGAACAACCGAAATACAAGTTAGATGTTGTTGTTGCCATCATTGAATCGTTAGGCAATCCGTTAGCCATAAAAATTGGTATTCCCGAATAAGACAAAGCTCCGTTTGTATACCACATTGTACCCATTGAGTTCACACCCGCATTTGCTTGTGAGTTAGTACCTAAAGCACCGAAACCACCTAAAGCGGAAACATAAGCCTTTGCAACGTTTTGTGAAACATAAATCTTTAAATCAGATTTTCCGTAAAGTGTTGCGGGAATTTGCGCTTCAACTAAAGCAAGTTGAGCAATTACGTTAGCGGGTGTAATCGCAACGTTGTTAATCAATTGTGCTGGCGGTAAATTTACGTCAACTAAAGCCGTTGAAAACAATCCGTCAAATTCTCCACCAACCGCACTTGAACCTTGCCATAAAGAAACTTCGTTTGCTGAAGCAACTTGGGAAGCTACGTGTGCAATTAAGTAATCAGCAAAAGACTTAGGCAAAGTGTCAAAAGACGAAAAACCTTGCTCTATTCCTTGCCAAGTATTATGAAATTGTGACTTACAAAGTTGCATATTAACTTGTAGGTCTTTAACTTCCAAAATTCTCTCGGTTAAAGAAACCGTTGAGTTTGTTTGAAAATCACAAGAAGCGTCCTCAAGAACGTTTGCAGTTTCTAAACGTTGAATAACTGATTTAAATTTGATGTTCGGCATAACGGTAACTCCGCCATTTTCGATTGTTGGAGCGCTTAATAGTGCTGCCGAAATATACTTACCCGCAAATTGTCCCGCATAAGTAGTAGTAATAACTGGTTGTGTTGGCATTTCTTTTTAATTTTTAATTGTTAGTAATTATTTAATTTTTTCTAATATAGAATCCATTGTGTTTCGTGGTCTTTTAGAACCAATTTTAGTGAATTCAATTTCTTTTGTATTCTCTGGGTTGAAACTAATTGGTTTAATGTCCGAAAGTTCGGTTGATTCTAATTCAACTGCGTCAACTTTGGTTAATAATTCCAACTTCGCTTTTAACTCGTTATTTTCGTTTTTAAGTTTTTCCATTTCTGAAAAGAAAGTTTCTTTAACTACGCTTTCAATTGTTTTCTTAGGTGTTGACTTTTCAACTTGTGCTTCAACTTCTTCTTCAACAACTTCTTCTTCAGCAACGGGCGCTTCTTCTTCTTCGGCTTCGGCTTCAGCTTCTTTGTAGTCTGCAATAATACCTTCTTCAACAACTACTAAAATAAATCCATCTTCCATTTCGTATTCTCCGATTGGAACGGGTATTTTTTGCTCGTCTTCAGTTATAACAAAAACTTCGTTGTCCATTTCGAATGCATCCGCTTCGATTAGTGTAACGCCGTCCGCCATTTTTCTTTGTTCTAACTTTACGTCCATTCCAAGTAAAGTTTTGATTTGATTAATTACGCTTGTTTTCATATTTGATTTTTATTTAATTTGATTTAGTTTTGCAAGATTGTTTGTAGCATCAACATTTAATGTTTTTATTCTTTCAATTAAAGATAAATCTCTACTTGGAATTTCTATGCCTAAAACTTTAGTATCTGTTACCAATTTATCTATTAATTTTTGAGCCGCTTTTGCTCTTGATAATGATTCACTATATAGAGACTTTGTTTTTTCTATTGTTGTAAAAGCGTCTTTGTTCCGTTGTTGAATGTCTGTTACTAAAGCAATAATATCTTGAACTATTCCTAATTCTACTTCGTGTTTTGCTAATTCCGTCTTGTCGCCTAATTTTTCGTAAATGGTTTTTAAAGTGTTCATCTATTTTTGTTTATGGTAATTTTATGTCTTTAATATATTCGTAAGTTTTATAAGCCCTAAAACCATAACCCCTTTCTTCATTAAATTGGTCGTATTCTTTTATTGTAAATGCGTCAATTCCTAAATCTTTAGCTTGTGCAAAAAACTTTGAAGCTATTGGTTCTTCTCTTTTTTTAGTATCGTTCCATAAAGCATAAGCACTTGTTGCCTTCGCTTTTAATGCTACAATTTCACCTGCAATTTTAGAACGTTCCTTTTCAATTAAATCATATTCTGGATTAATTTTTTTAATATATAAATCAGTTATTTTTTTTAATTCATCCATTAAACTTGCTAACTTAACTTCGTGTTTTGCTAACTCCGTTTTGCCTATCTTATCGTAAATGGTTTTTAGTGTGTTCATATAACTATAATTTAATTGTTTATTTTTTGTTGTAAAATTAGTTTACGTTACCGATTCCTTGAGCTTGTAAAGACCCATCGCAACACTTCCGAGAATAGCGTTTTCCGTCCTTACATAAACAACCTCTTCGACCTCCAATTGGGCTTGAACGGGGTCTTTCAATTTCTTTTTTTGCTACGTCGGAAACCTTTATGTTTGTTGGATTTTTCATTATCTTTAGTTTTAGGTATAATCTATCGTCAAAGTATTAAAGTCGCTTAAATCGCATTAAAACCGCTTTAAAACGTATTTATGTTTTTTATTATCTTCCTTGCCTTGCGTAACTTTTTTTATAGTTTTTACTTGATTTTAAACCGCTATTTCGTGTCTTTGAATGTACTCCAGAACGCTTAATTTTTGGTTTTCTCAAGTGGTTTTGTACGCTCGTTTGCTTCGACATTTAAATTGTATTCGTGTTTATTTATTTAAGCTGATATAGTTTTTAATTTGTCATTTATAAAAACTAATTCATTAAAATCATTTTGTATATCATTTTTTAAAGTTTGAAAATCTTTTACCTCGTCAGTTAAGCCTAAAGAATTTAAACCTTGAATTGTTTTTTGAATTTTTTCATTATAATCACCTACTTGTTCAACACCTTTCAATATGCGTGTTCTTATTGCTTGTATTTCTTGAATATATTTAGCAGTATTTCCAGATTGAATTTTTAAATATTCAGCCCTAAATTTATCAATAGAACCTAACTCAATTTTATTACTTTTTAATTCACTTTTTGTAATTAGTTCTTTGATTTTTTCAACCATTGCTTTTTCTTCCATATCTATATTTTTTGAATTCATTTCGTATCTATCCGCAAAATAACCCTCAATTGAGAATCCTTTTACTTCGCCTAATTTTACCTTGTCCCAAATTTCGTCGTTGTTTACTTTCATTGAAATCATCCAAGTACCTTTTGGTAAATCAAATCCGTAGTTTTTGCTTTTGTCGTTTTCGCCTTCGATAATCCAACTTTCAACAACCGACATACCTTTTAACTTTTGGCTATGTTCTAACGTTGAATTATTTTGGTTTGCGTTCATTAAAAACAACTCACTTGCTTTTCGTATAGTTGCCTTTGAAAAATAAATATAATATTCGTCTTTTGTCTTGTCGTTCTTACGATAAATTTGTTTGTCGGGAACTAAAGCTGGTCCCATTAAGATTCGCTTTTCTGCGTCAACTTCTTTTAAAAGTATTTCGTGTTTTGACAAGTGAATAAAGTTTTCTTCTATTGCGGGTGACATTACAACGCTTATTGCGTCTATTCCGCTTTGCTCGTCTTTTTCGTCTATAATTAATTCTACTATTCGCATATTATTATAATTAAAGTATTTTTAAATTGTTGCATTATTTATTCTATTTCTTTCGAGTGCTTGTGCGCTTGTCATTTCGGAACTTACTACATACGCTTGTACGGGTTTTTGTTGTAACTGCGCTAATTGATTCATTCCGTTATTCCCTACAACGTTAAATTGTGGCGCTTGTACCGCACCGCCAACACCACCACCACCGCCACTACTTGCGCTTGGTTCTGCTCCTCCTTCAAATTGTGATTCTTTGATTTTCTTGATATTCATTAAACCCATTGCGATTGCACCCGCACTTGCTAAAGGCGCTAACACTGGTCCGACAACGGGAACACCTATAACCGACTTATAAGCACTTTGAGCGCTTACAAATGTGTCAATTGTTGCGCTTGCTATATTAGAAGCCTTTTGAATATTAAACGCCCTTTTTTGACTTGCTTTACTTTTACCCGCAAATAGTTCGGCTATGTTTGCAATAGATGTTAAACCGCCTTTAACTGCGTCTAATTGTTTGTTTAATAATTCTTGTTTTTTATTTTTAGCGTCTTCGTCTAACTTTGCAATTTCTATATTCGTTTTTTCGGTTAATGCTATTTTAGCCTTTTCATATTGTTCTTGAGTTAATAATTTTAAATCGAAATCGCTTGTTAACTTTTCTAAATCTAAAACCGCTTTTTGGTCTATCGCTTGTCGTGCTAATTCTTCTTCGCTTAAAACAATTAAATTATAATTCTTTATCGCTTCAATTTCTTTTTGTCTTTGAGCTTCTTTGATTGCTTCGGCTTCGGCTAAATATTTTGCGTCAATTGCTTTTAGTGCTTCGACGTGTTCCCTTGTTAGTTTTTCAATATCCGTTGCCAGTAAACTTTCAGCGTCGAATTTTTGCATTAAAACTAATTTTTCGTAGTCTTGTTTACTTAAATCAATTTCTTGTTGTTTTAACCAATCTTCGTCCTCTTTTTTAATTCGGTCTTGAGTGTATTTATCACGGATTTTTTGTTCGTCTTGTTCTTGTAAAATTACATCTTGTGCAATTAATTCGTCGGCTTGTTTCTTTTTTAAAGTGCGTTCTTTAACTTGCTTTTCTAAATCTATTTTTTTACGCTCGTATTGAACACGAACTAATTCAAGTTCTTTTTCTTGTCCGTCTGATAATGCTTTTAATTTTGCGTCTTCTATTTCCCTTGAAATATCTTTAACTTCTTTAACTTCTTTTTTTAAACTTTCAGAATTACTTTTAGCTTCTTTTTGTGCGTCAATCGAGGCTTGTCTTTTTTTATTTATTTGTTCTTGGTCAAATATTGCTAATTCATTTTCAGCATCTTTTACCGCTTTAACTGCGTCTTGATTTAATTTTATATTGGCAGACCTTTGTTCCGCCATTTCTTTTTCAAACTTATTCCAAGCGGCATAATCTCCCGTCCTTTCAGCACTTGCCCGAAGCTCTGCAACCGTTAATAAATTTTTTGCTTTTAATTGTTGGTCAATTCCATAAGTTTCGTTAACAAGTCCTTTTTGATAAGCAATTGACGCTTTTATTCTTGCCCGTTCTAAGTTAGTTGTGTCCTTACCTTGTGACTTCATCAAGGCAATTTGTCGCCCCATTGCATCGTCTTCTTTTGTAAAAATTCTATTTTTGTTTTCAAAGTTTTTACTTCTTGCTTCTGCTTCTTTTTTAATTTGGTTAATAGTAGCTTCAGAACGTTTTTTTGCTTTTTCTGCATTGTCCGCTCCTTTATTATCAGTTACCCCAAGAAAATCGCCAAAATCTTTTAACCCTTGTATAATAAATTGTAAGGGTTGCATTAACGCTTCAAAATTTGCAATTAATA